CACCAGTTCCATTATTATATGACAACGATCCACCACCTGATGCAGCACCAGTAGAAGTAGAAAGATCTGTTAATGCTATACCACTACCACCAGCAGATGTAAGGTCAGTTCCAGGAGCCCATTCAGATCCAGTCCATTTTAATACTTGTCCTGGTGAAGGAGCATTGGAAGATACATTTGATAAACCACCAAGAGCAAGTGCAGGTACTGATGTTAGATAACCTTCTGTACTATGGTCACCCCATCCAAATGCATTGTCCCAATTAGTAATCTTCTGAGTGGTAACTCCAGCAGCAGCACCTAGTGATGTTAAGTATCCACTAAGGTCTGGTGGGGTGTATGTAAATTCTCCGTTACCACTATTATACGACAAATTACCACCGCCACTAGCAGACGCAACAGTCACGCTAGGGACACCTGGTATCGCTGGTTTATTTTTTATAACTGCAAGTCCAGTAGCAGCATTCCAATCCGACTGGATTTGTGCTGCTGGAATTGTAGGCTTATTACTTAAGTCTTGATAGTTTCCACTGAAAGGAGTTGACCATTGTATAGTTGTGCCAGTAGAACTCAGTACTTGTCCTAATGTTCCAAAAGTTCCACCTGCTTGAAGTTCCTTGCCAGCAGGAATATTCAGACCTTCTTTCAGCTCTATGGGTGAGTTATCAGCGTAGTTGGCAATCTGATTTGCAAGTATTTTTGACATAAACTTCTAGTCCTGAAGACACTTTCTCTGAGCTAGAAGTATTTATGAATAAACTAGATTACCTGCGACTATACTACGACCATTACATTGGTTAGGTGGTACATAATGATCAACCCAACCAGGAAACATTATCATCATACCTTCTATAGGTCTTATCCTCTTACGAATCTCTCTGAATACTATAGGTGATGAACCTTCTGGTGTATTGACATAGTATACAAATGCCCAATCATTATGAATATGATTATGAAATTTTTGAAAGTGTCCTTCTCTATATACCTGACCCCACAAATCTACTAACTCAGTGGGTCTATCTACTAAACTCTGTGCGTACTCTGCAATTTTAACAAACTCTTCTACCTTAAAACAATCCCACTTGGTCATCAATGCTCCCTTATCTTTAGTGACACTGTTATCACATATAATTCTATGCAACACACCATTTTCTTCTCGTGCTTTTGGGTATTGATAAGCACGTATATCTCCTAAATTTAATCCATCATAGTCAAATAATCTATTCATATTCCCATTCAGTAATATCACCTGGAAGAATAAATTGAGACGCTGCTTTCACAGCGTCATCAAGATAATCATAAGGACCATACTCCTCACCATTATAATCATAATAAAATTCACCACATCTTTCTTCGACTGTAAAACAATTTACAACCTTATCTCCATTAACCTCTTCGATTAATCTAAAAGAACATGGATTAGGATACAGTGGGTGGTTTGTCATCGGAATCATCATCAAAAGTAATCACATCATTAGTACCCCATGCAGAAGGATCTGGTGTGAATGTTACATTATTATCTAAGTCAGTGGTGTCTATGTTTACATCACCTGTAATTAGATCATCTAATGTTCCTGTGTTTGTTGTAGGAAAATTGATAACATTATCTAATGCATCCAAGTCTCCACCCAATTTAAAATCGTGCTCTACTTTATTCCTATAGTAGTCAGATATATTATCTACCTTCCTAATTGGAGTACATGCAAGGACATCCTTAACACTATTCAAACATTCGACAAGCATACTAAGATTCTCATCGTTTTTCTGTTCCAAAGATTCCACAAACGCTAACCGAAGTTCTTCTTCAGCAGCAAGTAAGTGCTTTCTAATATCGTTACAAGACATATTTTTTATACCAGTTGTTAAAATAGTTTTTGTTATTACTCGCTAAGTCTAGCATCATCTTCATCAGATGGCAAGGACTTCTTAGCTTTCCTACTACTCCAATATGCTATTGCTATGACAGAAGCGTACATAAGTGTATCATCCAACATAACAAGGAAGAATATTAATGATCCACCATACTTGATAAAATCAGGTAGTGGTGAAACAATCTTAGCAAAGAGTTTACGATATGTTTTTTCAAACTTAAAGTAACTCAGAGCAATAAGTGTCACCACAAACTCACTGTATGGTACAACAAAATATAATGAAAGAAATATAAAGAGAGGCCAATAATGTCTCTCTGGTATATTTGATATCAATCTAAGATACTTACCAAATAATTTTTTTAACATTTATATATCACAAGGAGCGTTATCGAATTTCGTTAAGTCAACTGCTAAGTAAGCATTACCATTCTTCTTACGAACAAGAAAGTCTTCACCATCTTGTATACGAGAGGTATACTTATCAATGTCACCTTGAAATTCTTCTTCTGTAACTTCAATCATATTGTACAACAAATTTTTTCTTTTTGCAAGTAGTTAATTGAGTCTTGACAACCACCCAAATGTAATCTGTCTCCGTATCCATCTAACACAACCTGTGGGAAGGTAGCACCTTCACCAAACTCATTATAAAATTCTTGTTCAGAAAATTGACTACCAAGTTTATATTCAACAAATGTTAATTCTTGATTTTCCATTACTGCTACAAATTTTTCGCAATAAGGACAGTCTGGTTTAGAGTATACAATTAGAGAGATCATGTCTGAGTTTTAGCCGCAAGATAATCGTTATTAAACAGTTCTAACCCTTCACGAGTTAGGACATGATCATACATCTTATCGAAGACTTTAACAGGTATAGTACATACATTTGCACCATACTCAAAGGCTCTACCTACATCCCTGACATTTCTAATAGAAGCAGCAAGGATTTGTGTATCAACATCATGCCTCTTATATGTATTAGCGATGTCTTTTACAAGGCACAAACCTCCAAAAGAATTATCATCTACACGTCCCACAAATGGTGAAACGTAGGTAGCACCTGCCTTTGCAGCAAGTATTGCTTGTGATACTGAGAACACAAGTGTTACATTGGTTAATATACCATCATTGTGTAACTCATAACAAGCTTTTAATCCCTCACGTGTGCAAGGTACTTTGATCGTAACATTATCACTGAGGGCAATGTAAGGTTGTGCTTGTTCTACCATCTCTTCAGCAGTATCTGCTACTACCTCAGCAGAGATGGACTCAAGGTTAGGACATGCTTGATAGATCTCTTCGATCACATCACTCTGTTGCCTTCCTGACCTGAGTATAAGAGTGGGGTTAGTGGTAACACCATCAACCAATCCAGTCTTATATCCATCAACAATTTGATCCACCTCAGCGGTATCTAAAAAGATTTTCATAGTTTTCCATTAAGAGGTTCCATTTTCAGGAACTGTTCATTCAAATTATAAAACAATTTATAGTTGGTTGTGTTAACCCAGTAGCCAATAATGTCCGAACCATCACAGTTGTAACCGTAACCTGTAAGTGGTTCATTGACACCATCAATTCTGAATGTCTTACCGCCTTTTTCTAAGTAGTTGTGAAATTTTTCGTCCAGATTGATCATCTCTCCTCAAATGTTATTTTACGGACTTTTCTTTTACGACGAGCCTCTTGGTATTTTAGGTCATCAACAGTGAAAAGTGTTGATTTCTTAACATTATTAATAGATTCTGTTAACGTAACTAAGTCTAGATCATTTGCAGTAACATGATCATCCCTTATCGTGGTCATATTAGGACAGCCGCAGCAACCTGATCCAACAAGTTCCTTACCACATACACGGCACTTTACTTTTAACATTGTTCTTTAAAATAGTCTTTCCTATAGTAACGTCCTAAGATATTACTATTATAATATGCAGGTGTTCCATCACTCAATGCTTCTGAAAGGACATTGTTGACAAACAACTGTTTAGTTTCCTCGAAATTTACTTTACCTTTAGTGGAGTGGAGGGATAAGATTTCTCGCTTAAAGATTTCTCTGCCCAATCTTTTAACATCGGACTTAAGTTCGTCAGAACTTCCGTAGTATTTTTTCCAGTCACTCTCACTCGTAACTCTCCGTTTACTTTTGCCACTTCGAGGCTTTCTACGACTGGTAAAATATTTTCTTCCGATGTATTTTTTGCCTGTCTGGAGATTAGTAATGCAGTAGACGAAACCGAACTGATCGCCAATATCGTCAGAAGTGAAAGGTTTACCCTCATATAGCCAGGGGTTTTCGTAAACTCTTTCGTCAACCATCTCATAATTTTCATTTCTTTATCTCCTATTTATTGCCAATTGGTAACTGTTATTTCAATAGAATTATCATCCATTTCCCACTCCTCAGACACAGAATAACCATTCATCTGATTAATAGTATTGTGGATAGTCATCCTAGCATACTGTTGAGTTACTTTATCTATGAATCTACTTACTGGAACATCAAGATCCCAAGTCTGTTCATCAGCAACTAACTCATAAGTTCCTGAAGCCTTATTTAATTTGAATCCAATCTCATTACTGATAGCAACATCAACATCCCACTCCTTATGTGTATGATCAAGAGGATTTTCTAACTTAACATCCTCTTTTACATTATATTGTAGGACTTCTAATGCCTCAATTAATTGAGGTTTCTCTTTTATCTTAGTTTTGATCGTGCTGAAATGTGACATTTTTCTGTGTGTTTTGTTGATAGTATTCTGATGTTTCCTTTCTCCACTTGACAGTTCCTAGTTTCTCCTCAATCTCTTCTGTAAGATCAAGACATTGTGTTCCTTTAACACCCATAACTTCTTCAGTTACAGTACCGTCTTGTGCAATAATAAATTTAATTTTTTTCATATTGTTTAATACTCTCCTCCCATTCTTTTAATGATGATTGACAATCAGGTGGTTCAGGATCCTTATAACCCTTTATCTTTTTCCATTCATTATATAATGCACCTAGTATCCATGACTGAGATAAACTCTTAGGTCCATTCTCAAGTAATTCAAGATACTTTTTGTTGCTTGTATATGATTTATACTCTTCTCTCCAATTAGAATCATCAATCATAATTTAAAACCAGCAAAAGTATCCTTCTTAACATCCTGTTTGATGCTACCAACAACATATGATTCAACCTCTGTCTCTTGTGGTGCAACCTGCATACCTTTAGAAGATAACCAGTGTGCTGTCCATGGTAATGGATTGTTAGAGATAGGAGTATCAAAGATTGCATCGAAACCAATCGCTTTTAATCTACGATTAGCAGTCCATTCAACATACTTCTGTAGTAATTTATCATTGAGTCCTATTATAGAACCATCTTTAAATAAGTACTCAGCCCATGCCTTCTCCTCCTCTACTGCTTTACGGAACATCTCATAGATATTCTCCTCTTCTTCCTTAGCAATGACAACCATCTCTGGATCATCACCTTCTTTCCACTTATTTAATATGTTTTGAGATACAACCATGTGTTGTGATTCGTCTCTTGCAATGAGGGAGATGATCTTTGCCGAACCCTCAAGTAACTTAAGCTCACCAAAGGCAAAGCTACATGCAAAACTAACATAAAAACGAATACCTTCCAAAATGTAGACATTAGCAACTGCTCTATAAAGTGCTCTCTTTAAATCTTTTCTTGTCCACTCTGCATTGATATGATCCTTCCAATCATCCTTCCAATTATTACTCTGACCCCATTCATTTGCTATGTTAATGAACTCATCGTATGCTTTAGTTACTGACTGAGCACGAGCAAGGATCTGTTCATCCTCTAAGATTGTATCAAAGACCTCTGATGGATCAGGGTATACATTCTTAATGATATGTGTGTATGATCTACTATGAATCATCTCCATAGTCTGCCATATGTTCATACAACCTTCTAGTTCAGGTAAAGAAACATAAGGAGCAAACGCCATACCTGGCCCACGTCCTTGAACAGAGTCAAGTAGGATCTGATACTTAAGATTGCTTGAGAATATATGTTTCTGTGCAGCATTTAGTGTTTGGTAATCCGCACGATCCTTTTGTAAAGAAACTTCTTCTGGTCTCCAAAAAAATCCTAGTTGTGTTTGTGTTAACTTATCAAATATAGGATACTTAAATTTATCGTATCGCTGGACTCCTAGTGGAGGACCAAAGAACATCTGTCCTTTGGTAGTATCTACCTTATTCGTATTGAATACAGTCATACCAGTTATATCCATATGTTCCTCCTTAGATTTTGCAGCTGTCACAGTCATCCTCCTCCATCTCAAAGATATCTTCTAAAAGATCTTTAATGTTTTCTTTCTTAGGTGCTTCTTCAACTACATCTGATTTAGAATCATATGTATTCTGGTAGTAAGAAGTCTTCCAACCATATTTAAAGGTTGTCAATAAATCCTGTGCCATTATTGATACAGGAACTTCAGAATTGTCATAATGCTGTGGATTATAACTCCAGTTTCCAGAAATTGCTTGATCAAAGAACTTCTGCATAACAGCAACAATATTAATATACCCAGTGTTCCCAGACATATCCCAAAGCAACGTGTAATTGTTCTTAAGGGTTGCGTACTGTGGTACAACTTGTTTGAGAGGTCCCTTCTTAGACTTCTTCGTTGAGATAAGATCTCTGGGTGGTTCAATGCCATTCGTAGCATTACTGACGACTGAAGAAGACTCGGATGGCATCTGTGCAGATAAGGTGCTATGTCGTAGACCGAATTCAACAATGCTTTGTCGAAGCTCTTCCCAGTCATGCTTAAGTTCATTCGCAACCAGTTCATCTACATCTTTTTTGTAAGTGTCGATTGGGAGGATACCGTCTGCATACTTGGTGCGATCAAAAGCTCCGCACTTCCCTTTCTCTTTTGCGATTGCGTTACTTGACTTGAGCAAGTAGTACTGGAAACTTTCAGACAAGTCGTGGACGAGTTTCCATGCTTCTGGGTCTTCATATTTTACTCCGTTCTTTGCTAGGTAATGTGCTAATCCAATATAACCAATACCAAGAGAACGTCTTGCAATAGTACTTCTCTCTGCTGCCTTCACTGGGTAGTGTTGGTAGTCAATTAACTCTTCTAATCCACGTACAGATAGATCACATAACTCTTCCATCTCTTCAAGATTTCTTAGTTTACCTACATTAACAGCAGATAATATACACAATGCTATCTCACCTTCTTCATCATCAATATGTTGAATAGGATCTGTTGGTAGTGTGATCTCTTGACATAGGTTACTCATAT